CGCCAACGACTTTCTGATTCAGCGTCAATTAACGTTTGATCAACTTTATCGCCTTCTTTAATTTTTTTCTTTCCCAGTTTTTTTAGAAGACTATCATCAACAAGCACTCCGGGACCAAAAGTTAAAAATCCTTCACTATCTTTGTATGCTACATATTGATTTGTATCTGAATCAAAATACTTTGAATTTTTGTAATAATCAGAACCAAATTCTGCTGGTTTTACATACTTTAGATAATAGTCTAAATCTTCATCCATATCAGCCCCCAGCAGCTTCTGACTTGGCAGCGTCAGCAAGAAGATCAATAAGCATCTCACGACGATTCTCTTCACGGTCAAGTTCTGCCTCCTCCTTGTCCGACATTAGCTTGAGACCGTCCTTCAGTGCGGCCATGCGCTGCTGGTCTTCCTTCAGGTCCAGCTGACGATTCTTGGTTGCAATGTTGGCCGCATCCTTGATGGCGTCTAGCTGAAGTTTTTCCTGATCAAGGCGGAGACGCTCCTGATCAATCTGGACCAGCCGTTCCTCGGGACTACCCCCACTGGCAATCTGCTGGTTCGCCGTGGCAACTCGGGCAGCAGCCTCTGCAATGATTGCGTCCTGCATTCCCTGCTGTACGGCCATCTGATACTGCTCGGGCGGAACCGTCTGGGCGACGACGCCTTCGATCTGTGTCTTGTACTGGAGCATCATGTGTTCGCGGATGTTGGCCTGAATGACCGGGGCAAACTGTTTGAAGGCCTCAGACGCACCTGCGGTTGGGTCTTGCAGGAAGTTGGTCTTGACCTGAATGTGCGACTCATGGTCCTGACCGGGGAAGGCAGCAATGGGCATTCCCTTTGTGGCGTTCATGATGTCGGTCACCGGGTCTGCCGGTTGGGCTTCCTGCTTGGCCGGAATCACCTGATCAATGTTCGGGAAGTCTGCTGCCTCAAGGACCTGACGGATCAGTTCGGTGTTGTTGAACGTCCCCGGTGGTGTCTGTGCTGCCAACTGGAGGGCCAGACTTGCCAAGGACAGGCGGTGGGCACGACTCGGGATGTTCGGGTCCGAGACGGGGAGAACGTCCACACGACCATCAAAATCCTGCTGGAAGATGGTCATGTCACCTTCCGGCGTGGCGTACGGGTAGCCGTTGACAGGGACGAACGTCTCATTGATCTGGGCCAGAATCTTGAACTGCTGACGCTGGGCGTGGTGGAGACGCTTGTGAACTGCCGAGAAAAACTTGGCAGAGGCCTCGATCAGGGCCATGGTTGTCCCGACAGGACCGTATCCGGAGGAATCGTTGACGACCTGATCAGTCTGATCGGCAAACTTTTCTGCTGCGCTGGAGACAAAGCCTAGCAGCTGGAAGAGTGTCTGGGACGGTTCTTTGTAGGGCAGGTTGACGATGGCCTTGTTCAGGTCCATGCCGAGTGCCTCTACTTCCTTGAACTCACCGGGGCTGATCGGGTCGTTATCACCGACAACCCGGACACCCTTTGCCTTGAAGCCGCCGGGAAGGTTGGCGAACTGACCGGCATCGACTAGTGCCCTCATGGCTGACGTTGCCGTCATGGTCAGGTTACCGATCAGGTGGATCAGGCCGAGGCCGTAGAAGCCGAAGCCGGGGACAAACCGGTAGTGGGTGAAGTGGATCATCTTCTCGGCGCGGGGGTCGTCTTCACGGTAGTTGCGACGGAGAGAGAGGACCTGACGCGAGGACTCCTCGACTGTCACGATGTAGGGATACGGCATGTCGTCGTCTTCGAGTTCGAGATAGACATGCTGTTCGAGAAGGGTGTACTCCGGGTCTTCGGAGTTGTTACCGCTGAGTCCCATGATCTCGTCAATCTTGGACGAAATCTCATTGTCTGATCTGCCACTGTCCGGGCTGTCTGACAGGTCCTCGACATCACGGTACATCCCTGCTGCCATGTCTCGACGGATATCTACCGGAGACTTGTAGATGATGTGGGTGTACCGGTCGGCACGACGTAGGTCAGTTGCCGAGTAGTTGACATAGAACTGATCAATTGGGACATGCTCAGCAGTCGGTCGTTCCAGACCGCCGTCGTAGTACATTTTGACGATTGCAGAGCCGACAATGGGAAGATGGAACAGCATCCGCTCCATCTCGTCGAAGTACTCGGGCATCATCTCGGTCAGTTCGTAGTTCATGAACCGGCGGACACGGTTGGACTGCTGGACAATCTGACTGTCAGGATCACCGATGATCTGTGTGCGGACAGGACCGTTGGCGGGAAGAATCTCCTGAGACGCCTTGGATTGGAACTTGACTGCTGACTCGATGATCAGCGGGTGTGTTGCTGCACACGATCCGTCGAATGCTGTACCGGTCTCCTCGAACTTCAGGCCTAGCAGGTCGAGGCCACGGGTCAGTGTCTCGTCCCATTCGGAGCGGCTGTCCCGGTCGGCCTCGAATCCTTCGATGACACGTTCTGCAATGTCCGACAACTCTTCATCACCAAGATACTCGGCAAGGTTGGCGAAGTGCGGGATTTCAATTTCTACTGCAACTTCTTCCTGCATTGACGCCATGAACGCCATGTCATCGGGCGACAGACCTGAAAGGTCCCCACCCTCCACCATGATGTCTTCCAGTTCCATCTCGAAC